GTGACATCATGGTTAAGTATAAGAACAAGTTGGTGTATGATGCCAACACAGGTGAAGTCAGAGATGACCGTAAATTCTTATCAATGATGGAAGACTTCTGGTTGCCACGTAGAGAAGGTGGTAAAGGTACCGAGATTACTACATTGCCTGGTGGCCAAAACCTAGGTGAATTAGAAGACGTTAAGTACTTTGAAAAGAAACTATATAAGTCCTTGTGTGTACCGGTTTCTCGTTTGAATCCTGAACAACAAGGTTTCTCTCTAGGTAAAGTCAATGAGATTACTAGAGATGAATTAAAATTTGCCAAGTTTGTAGATAGACTACGTAACAAGTTTGCTGAGATATTTGACCAGGCTTTACGTGTACAATGCGTAATGAAAGGTATCTGTACAGACGAAGAATGGAAATTATTTAAAGAAAGTATTCAGTACGACTTTGCCAAAGACAATAACTTCTCAGAATTAAAAGATGCTGAGTTAGTTAGAGAAAGAGTTTCATTGTTGGCTGAGTTAGATGCATATGTTGGCACCTACTTCTCACAAGCATGGGTACAACGAAACGTCCTACATATGAATGATGATGAAATCAAGTTGATGCAGGAAGAAATTGAAGAAGAAAAGGCAGCAGGTCTAGGTTTACCAGTTGCAGTATCTAATCAATTGGTACAACAACAAATGATGAGTGATATTCCAAATCAACCAACACACCCTAACGACTTAGAAGCTGAAGAAGCCAAACAAGAAACGGCAGCCAAATCTAAAGCAGGTTCTAAGAACGAAGAAAAATCATTTGATAGACTTAAACGAATATTATAGGAGAACGAAATGTCAGATTACTCAACAAGAAATATAATTGATTTTGCATACGATGATGATGGTAAAGCATTTCGTGATGCACTATATGCAGAGATTCACGACCGTGTTGCTGGTAAATTTGCAGAAAGAAAAGTAGAATTAGCACAAACTTTCTTAGCACCAGAACACCAAATGGCATTACAGCCACAAGCAGAACCAGAAGTTGCAACAGAATCTGTACAAATCCATGAAAAAGTTGGTGAATCTCACCATGTTCATACAGAAGGTGGACATCACATTGGTACAGTTCACCATATAATGCACGATTACGGAGAAGGTTTCCAAGCGGTTCATCACCCAATGGGACCAGAACATGGTATTAATGATATGCAACATTGCAGTACTAAAGAAGAAGCTATTGGTTGTATTCACCGTATGCACCATTACCATGTTGGAAACATTGAAGCTGATGCTGAAAACGCCAAGCACCGCCACGAAATGGCAATGAAAAAATTAAAAGCTCTTAAGAAATAAATGAAATCATTCGGTGATTTTAAGGTCAAGAAGATAGAAACTCCTGTAGAAATACAGGAGGAATCTCTATTGGAAGCCGTAGATTATGAAGACATTAGAGGTGTTTTAGTTGAGGCCAAAGAATCGGATCCACCTGCTGTTCTAGTTCTGAGAAGAAAAACAATCAGACAAATTGGCAACAAACAAAAAGTAGCATTATACTTTGCGGATAAGATTAATAAATATGTAACAATCACTTATGGTAGTGGAGGTAATTTATCTGCATCTATCAGTGAAGAATTTGAAGAATTATCATATGACATTATTACAGAACTTAAAGATATTGTTGATAACAATTGTAAGAAGTCTATAATGTTAGAAGACGGTAACTGGAAAAATGTAAGCGTACATACAGCAAAGTCTATATTAGAAGTTTATGATAACCATTTGTCTAAAGAAAATAAACAACTCTTTGCTGAAATGGCCATTAAGAGTGTAGCAGATTTTAACAGAGTGGTTGATTTTGTTAATAAAAATTTAAAGTAATAAAAGATGTCAAATAAATTCACATACCAAGTCTTGAGAGACACACAAACAGACTCTGTTATTAAGTTAACTGGTGTGTTTGACGGCACTTCAGGTCAAGAAATGAACCTGTCTCGTATTCAAGCCAATACATTAAGCAATGCTTTGGCAACAAACAGTTATTTACTTGCAAACTCAACCTCACAATTTGCAAATACACCACTACCATACTATGACCTACAAATCACTGGCGTAAAATATTATGTTAACTTTCCAACATCCGCAGTTGGTGGTGTAGAATTGTTCTGGTCAGGTAATAATGCTACAGGTTCTTTTGCATCAGGTTATGCAAACTCTGCAACAATTTTCCATCTAAACTTACAAGGTGAGTTTGGACTAGGCGAACAATTACCATCTATTCTAAACAATTCTGGTGATGGTGTTCATGCCAACACAATAGGTAACGGTGATATCGGTATTCAAACAACTGGTGGTACGGCCAACTCAGCATACACATTAATCATATCACTACGTAAGAACAACGCAATGTACCAACGTGGTCAGTTCAACGAACCTGCAGCGTTCAACTACAAACCATATGGAGTTACACCGTAATGGCAAACAATTATACATACGAAATACTAAAAGATACCACTCAAAAAGTGGTTATCAAACTAACTGCAAATTTCGATGGTTCAGGCCAAGAAAATAATGTGGCACGTATTCAAGCAAACACATTATATGGTGCATTAGGTACAGACGGATTACCTTTAGGGTATCCAGGTGCAAGCAATGTTGCACTACCATTCTACGGTTTAACTGTATCTAGAGTTGGTTACAATATTGCATCACAACAAAAAGGTTATGTAGAATTATATTGGACAACAGCCAACACAGCAGGCGGTACACCAATTATGAATATGGATCTATGTGGTCAATATTCAGAAGACCAAGGTATGGTATCAATTAGAAACAATGCAGTAAATCCGACAGGTGATATTGGAGTTCAAACTTTTGGTCTTACAGCCAACTGTGCATATACATTATTTGTAGAATTACGCAAAGACAACCAATACTATCAACGTGGCCAGTTCAATGACCCAGCCGCATTTAACTATAAACCTTACGGATTAACACCATGAAACTAATCAAAGAAGTAGTAGAAACAGTTCAATATCTTACCGAAGAAAAAGACGGTAAGAAGACTTTATTCATTGAAGGACCGTTTCTAGTATCAGAAAGAAAAAATAAAAATGGTCGTTTGTATGAATACGACACCATGAAAAAAGAAGTTGCAAGATATTCAGAAGAATATATCAACAAGAACCGTGCGTTTGGTGAATTGGGACATCCAGATACTCCTTCTATTAATCTAGACCGTGTATCACATATGATTGTTGGCTTAAAAGAAGACGGTAATCAATGGGTTGGTAAAGCAAAAATTCTCGAAACACCTATGGGTAACATCGCTAGAAACCTAATTGAAGGCGGTGGACAACTTGGTGTATCATCAAGAGGTATGGGATCATTGAAGAATGTTAATGGAGTTAACATTGTTCAGGACGACTTTTATCTAGCCACAGCGGCAGATATTGTAGCAGACCCTTCTGCACCTGGTGCTTTTGTACAAGGTATTATGGAAGGCAAAGAGTGGATGTTAGTTAATGGAGTATGGACCGAAGCAGACCAAGAGCAATCTATTCGTCAAATTCGCCGTGCCTCATCTAAAGAAATTGAGGCAGTTAGCCTAAGTATCTTTGAAAACTTCATCAGAAAACTTTAAAATAATAAATATCTTAACATAGAATCAAGGAGATTTTCAAAATGGGAAAATTAACAGACGCCGCTAAGCAATTACTAGAAGGCTCAAAAGAAACTTTCGATGCAAACATTGCACAGAAACGTGGTCAACGTGGTTCCGACAAGCACCCTAAAGGTGAAGTTGGCGACGACAAATTACCAACATCTGCTGCATACGGCACACACGATGCAGGTATCGTAGGTCACAATCCACAAGAAATGAATGATGAGTTACCAGATTACTTAAAAGGTACTCCATCTGCAACACCTCCAGGTGCAACACCACCAGTTGGCACAGAGAAAAAAGGTGTTGGCGCATCTAAGCCACAAGGCCAACCACAAGAAACAATGGGACGTAAAGACATTATGCACCCAGCACAAACAGTTGCTAACCAATACGATTCAATTCGTGACCGTGTAGGTTCTCCATTAGCAAAACAAACTATGCAAAAAAACGCAGGCGCAACATTCCAACACTATGATGGCACACATACAGCGGCAGAATCTTTTGATTTCTCAGATGATGTAAATGCATTACTAGAAGGTGAAAACCTATCTGAAGAATTCAAATCCAAAGCAACAACAATTTTTGAAGCTGCTGTTTCTTCACGTATCGAAGCAATCACAGAAGCTGTTGAAGACCAATTGACAGAACAATTCGAAGAAGCTATTGAACAAGTTAAGAACGAATTGGCAGAAAAAGTAGATGCATATTTGAACTACATGGTAGAACAATGGATCGAAGAAAACAAATTGGCAGTAGACAACGGTTTGAAATCTGAAATCGTAGAAGACTTCATGTCCGACCTACACAAATTATTCAAAGAACACTACATCAACATTCCTGACGAACAAGTAAACGTTGTGGAAGAATTGATGACTAAAGTTGAATCTTTGGAATCCGAATTAAATGAATCTATCAATGATTCAGTTGCTTTAAAACAAGCACTAAATGAACACCAAAAAATTGAGGCTATCTACGCAGCGTGTGAAGGCCTAACTCAGACTCAAGTAGAAAAATTAAAAGCACTTGCAGAAGGTGTGGAATTTACTACTGAGGAAGAATTTGTTGGTAAACTAG